GCATGAAGACACTGCCCGATGGGGTTGTCCACACTTGCATTACATCGCCTCCCTATTTTGGACTCCGCTCATATTTGCCTGATGGTGTAAAACTCCGAGAGGATTTGACATCCGAACAGGTAGATTATGTATTGACCGAATTAAAAAATAGAGGTATTGACCATATTTCGGAGTGATCTTCCATACATAGTATGGAGGAACTATATGGGTCAAAAAAGAAAACCTGATGGAACATTTCAGAAAGACAGCCATTGGAGAACCCCCAATAAACTGTGGGACCAGCAATGGCTTGAAGAACAATATTTGTCAAAGCAGCGATCCATGCAAGACATAGCATCGGAAATGGGTGTATCAGAACCTGCTGTTCGTCATTGGATCAAAAAGCATCAGATACCATCACGAAACATATCCGAAGCAAGAGCAATGAAATATTGGGGTTCGTTTGGAGCGGACAATCCAATGTGGAACCGTAAAGGTGAACTAAATCCGAACTGGAAAGGTGGAGTAACACCAGAAAGACAGGCATTCTATACGAGCAAGGAATGGAAGACTGCCTGTAGAACTGTTTGGAATCGTGATGGTGCGTGTTGCAGAAGATGTGGATTGCATAAATGCGAAGCAGAAGATGTTCCTTTTCACATCCACCACATAAGACCATTTAGTGAATCGGTTGAGTTGAGAACAGATGTCAACAATCTTGCTTTGGTTTGTGAAGTATGCCACCATTGGATACACTCAAAGCAAAACACACAGAAAGAGTTTTTAGCATGATCTATAAGAAGTCTGACATCCCTGATGATCTCATGCAGTTTTTTGAACCTGCGGAGATCGGGCAGGAGGACACCGTGGACGGCTATGTGCAGAAGATGGTGGAGGTGTTCCGCGAGGTTCGCCGTATCTTGCGAGATGACGGTACGCTGTGGCTGAATCTTGGCGACTCGTACATGGCTGCAAAGAATGTGGCACCGCCTCCACAGACCATCGGAGGTCAGCGTGGAATGCCATCGGATTTTGTACCAGGCAATCGCAGGGAACAGAAAGGACTGAAGCAAAAGGACTTGATCGGTATTCCGTGGCGCGTAGCGTTTGCACTGCAAGCGGACGGGTGGTATCTACGACAGGACATCATTTGGAGCAAGCCCAATCCCATGCCTGAAAGTGTGGAAGACCGCTGCACAAAGTCGCATGAATACATCTTCCTCCTGTCCAAGAAGCCACACTACTACTACGATTTTGAAGCCATCAAGGAACCACTGGCAGAAAGTTCCGTTTCACGACTACAACAGAACATCCAATCACAAACTGGTTCTACCCGAGCAAACGGTGGAGCAAAGACCAACGGCAACATGAAGGCTGTTGGTAATTTGAGTAGTGGACTAAAAAACAAGCGGTCTGTCTGGACGGTAAACTCAAAAGGCTACAAGGGCGCACACTTTGCGGTATACCCCGAGAACCTGATTGAGCCGTGTGTGCTGGCAGGATGTCCTGTGGGAGGAACGGTGTTTGATCCGTTCACGGGCAGCGGCACCACTGCTGTTGTGGCACTGAAGAACGGACGAAACTATATCGGGACTGAACTCAATCCCGAGTATGTGCAGATCGCGGAAGAGCGGATTAAAGAATCAGTTCCACAAACCCTAGAAGGAGTATTTGAATGAGCAATTTCAAGGCTATTGGAAAATGGATTTGGGTACAGTCGCACCTTGGCGGACAGAAGGAAACCGAAGCAGGCATCATCTACAATGAAGTAGTGAAAACTCAGTACATTTGGGGTACGGTTGTCGGAATTGGTGATAAGATAACGGAAGACATCAAGGTTGGAGACAAGGTTCTGTGGGATCGCACCAAGAACCAAGGTCAGGGACATGATGGCAGGGACATGGTTCATCAGGACTGGATTGCACTCGTTGAGCGTTAAGGAGCATCGTGGACTTCTACACTTCCGTTGACATTCGTGGCAAGAGTATCCTGTACCGTGGATGGCGGAACGGGCAGCGTCAGCACCTCCGTGTGCCGTTCTGCCCCACCCTCTACATCCCGTCCAAGGACGCAGGAGAGTTCACCACGATCAACGGCAAGCCCGTGCAGCCCATTCAGTTTGACGGCATCGGGGAAGCCCGCGAGTTCATTGACCGTTTCAAGGATGTCTCCAACTACGACATCTACGGAAACACCAACTTTGTGTACCAGTACCTTTACAAGGAGTTTCCCAATGAAGTCGATTACGACTTTAGCAGCCTCCGCATAGCCAACTTGGACATTGAGACATCGTGTGACGGCGGTTTTCCCACGCCATCCTCTCCCACGGAGCGGGTCATTGCAATCACGATCTCAATGGGTGACAAGACCTATGTGCTAGGCTTGGGAGACTTTCATATTGACGGCGAGGGAGTTTCCTGCATTCCTTATGATGACGAGCAAGAACTGCTTGCAGGGTTCATTGAACTGTGGAGGTTCCTTGATCCCGACATCGTGACAGGATGGAACATCCGCTTCTTTGATATTCCGTACCTTGTGGCGCGGATGAACTACCTTGAAGAAGGATGGGGGAACTCCCTCTCGCCGTGGGGCAAACTCCGCGAGACTGTGGTGAATCGCATGGGACGCGACCAGACCGCGTATGTGATCAGCGGTGTTGCCACGCTTGACTACTTTGAACTGTATCAGACTTTCACCTATGTGAAGCAGGAGTCATACTCCCTCAATCACATTTCCAAGGTGGAGTTGGGCGAAGAGAAACTGTCGTATGCGGAATACGAAACCATTCAGGAGTTCTACACACAGAACTTTCAGCGGTTCATGGAGTATAACTTCCAAGATGTGCGGCTTGTTGATCGCCTTGAATCCAAACTGAAACTGCTGGAACTGGCGGTGGCGTTGGCGTATTCGGCGCGGGTGAACTTTGAGGATGTGTTCTCTCAAGTCCGCACATGGGATGCCATCATCCACCACCACCTGATGAGCAAGGGCATGGTGATCCCGCAGAAGACCGAGCAGAAGAAGGATGACCAGTACGCGGGTGCGTATGTGATGAATCCCATCGTGGGCAAGCACGATTGGGTGGTGAGTTTCGACTTGAATTCTCTCTACCCACATTTGATAATGCAGTATGGAATCAGTCCTGAATGTGTTGTGAAGCAGCGAGATTTAGAAAATCGTATTGACGAAATTAGAAGGGAATTAGAGGGGCGGGGTGTGCATTAGCGAATGGGGATATACATACAAGTGAGGAGATTACTGTATGCCCATCAAAACTTTCAACATTACACACAACGAACTTCGCAAACTTTTTATAGAGCAGAATCTTTCACGGAAACAAGTAGCCAAGTATTACGGATGCTCGGAAGTGCTTGTAAAAAAGAAGTGTCAGCAATACGGTATAAAGAAACCGAAGCACCTTGAGAGTGCAAACAAAGAAAGAAAGGCAATCTGTAGGTGCTTATGGTGTGATAGAGAGTTCATAGTTCCTAGATTCAGAGTGAAAAATAAAAAGTGGCTTTCGAAATACTGCTCACTCAAATGCTCTTCTGATATTAGATATTTGGGAGAAGAACATAAACGGGCTATGTTGAACTCTGTATCTGCAACACGAAGATCAAATGTCAAGAATGCTTTTGACCAAACAGCAGACATCGACAAGATAAATCAGTTCTATATTAAGGCAAAACTTCTATCGAAGCAAACAGGAATACAGCACGAGGTTGATCACATAGTACCCATCTCTAAAGGTGGTAAGCACAATGAGAAGAATCTTCAGATACTGACAATGTCGGAAAACAGAAGAAAAGGATCAAAGTATGTTTCGGAATGTAAATCTAATGTCAAACGAAGAACTGGAAAATGAACTTCGTGCTTTACAAGAATTACAGTCGGTATCAAAGACAAAAGATGTAATGAGTATTTTGAATAGAGATATCCCAACAGATGCTCTGAAGAATGCAAACCTGACACTATCCGCAAATGGATTGTTGACAAGCAAGCATAATCAACCAGGCTTCTTGCCTGAACTCATGGAGAAGATGTACGCAGAACGCAAGCACTACAAGAGCCTGATGATTGCTGCACAGAAGCGGTTGGTGGAGTTGGACAAGAATGCGCCAGCGGAAGAGCGGCGCAAGATTGAGTACGAGATTTCCAAGTACCACAACTTTCAGTTGGTACGGAAGATTCAGTTGAACTCTGCATACGGCGCAATCGGCAACCAGTACTTCAGATTCTTTGATGTGGCACTTGCGGAAGCCATCACGCTTTCAGGGCAGTTGAATATTCAATGGATCGGTGATGCACTGAACCGATTCCTGAATCGCATCCTGAAGACGGAAGGCGAGGAGTATGTGATCTACATGGACACCGACTCCGTATACTTGAGACTTAGCAAGGTGGTGGATTCGTCCTTCAAGGGCGAACGCGACACGCAACGGGTGGTGGACTTCCTGAACGGATTCTGTGAGCGCGTGGTGCAGCCACAGATTGAGCGGGAGTTCGCCACCCTTGCGGACTCCATGAATGCCTACACCAACAAGATGGTGATGGGACGCGAAGTGATTGCAGAGGCGGGCGTGTGGACTGCGAAGAAGCGGTATATGCTGTCCGTGTGGGATGCCGAAGGCGTTCGCTACAAGACTCCGAAGTTCAAGATCATGGGCATTGAGACTGCGCGTTCGTCCACTCCTGCGTATGTTCGCAAGGCACTGAAGACTGCCATTGAGATGGTGCTGATGCAGGACGAAGCCACGCTTCAGGAGTTTGTCCGCAAGACGGAGCGCGAGTTCAAGTCCCTGCCTGTTGAGGAAGTCGCCTCTCCCCGTGGCGTGAACGGCATGGACGAGTACTCGTCACCGCTCACGATCTACAAGAAGGGAACGCCCATCGCGGTGAAGGCGGCTCTGCTCCACAACCATCTTGTCAAAAAGATGGGCTTGAGCAAGAAGTACCGCACCATCGGTGAAGGCGAGAAGATGAAGTTCATCTACCTGAAGACTCCCAATCCCATCCATGAAGGCGTGATTGGTTTCCCCACCACCATGCCGAAGGAGTTTGATCTTCAGAAATACATTGACTACGACACTCAATTCAAAAAGACTTTCCTTGAGCCTCTACGCGCCATCACCGATGCGATGGGGTGGAGTCCCGAGGAAAGAAATACACTTGAGTCACTGTTTGCTTGATTCGTTCACTACATACAGTATCTAACCCCTAACAAAAGGATTCGTAATGGCTACAAAGATCGTGAAGGTTCAGACTGGCGAAGAACTCATTGCTTCCGTCACCGAAAATTTTGAGGGCGACAAGGTTGTGTCGTATACCCTCAAGAATCCGTGCATGGTTGTTCCCATGCCCACAAAGGGCGGCGGTGCAAATATTGCTGTCGTGCCGTGGATGGCTTCCGTGAAGGAGCAGAAGATGACGGTTCCTGCTTCCTATGTGATGTTCACCGCCGAGCCTGCGACCGATCTTGCAAACGAGTTCAACGGTGCGTTCAACGGGCTTGTGGTTCCCACCGCTGCTTCCGCAGGACTCAAACTCACCACCTGATGAGTACCCTAAATCTTGAATACTTGAAAGGTCTTCTCTCAAAAAGAAAAGACCTGCTGCGGCGTGAAACACAGCAGATGATCGTTGACAAACTTACGCCGTTGGATACAATACGGGCTAACGAGTCCGAGATGATGCTCATTGACGCACAGATGAAAGAATTGGAGAAAGCATGAAACTGAAGGACATTCTGAAGGCAGCAGGAAACAAGTACGCCACCGTAGCCTCTGACGGCTTGGAGGGCAGCGATGTAAAGGGATTCATCTCCACGGGATCGTATGCGTTCAACGCACTGTTGAGCGGTTCCATCCACGGAGGAATGCCTGACAACAAGATCATTGCCCTTGCGGGTGAGCAAGCCACAGGCAAGACCTACTTTGCCCTGAATGTGGTGCGTGAGTTCCTGAACTCCGATCCAAACGCGATGGTCATGTACTTTGATACGGAGCAAGCCATTACCACCGATCTGCTGAAGTCCCGTGGCATTGACACCGACCGCGTGGCTGTGCTGCCCGTGGCTACCATTGAGGAGTTCCGCCACCAGTGCGTTCTGTCGGTGGACAAGTACCTTGAAGCAGACAAGGACTCCCGCCCCCGCATGATGATCGTGCTTGACTCGCTTGGGATGTTGTCCACCGAGAAGGAGATGAACGACACCGCAGAGGGCAAGAATACCCGCGACATGACTCGCGCACAGGTGGCAAAGGCAGCGTTCCGCGTCCTGACCATCAAGTTGGGTCATGCACGGATTCCCCTGCTGATGACGAACCACACCTACGATGTGGTGGGCGCGTATGTTCCCATGAAGGAGATGGGTGGCGGCAGCGGTCTGAAGTATGCCGCTTCCACCATCATCTACCTGTCCAAGAAGAAGGACAA